AGGAATCATTGGTAGCTGAACAAAATCACAAGACATGGATTCAAAAGATTGTATCTGAATATGGTTCTGATTTTGAACTTCGGCCATTTGTTACAATTAGTGAACTTGTATGTGGTGATGAGAATAATCCTCATGCTTATCTGACAAAAGCGTATAGAGGTTTGCCTGCTGGGTCATCTTCTGTTTATGAAGCAGATGGTGGATGGATTTATTATAAAGGTGAACTGATTGGTGTCTGTGAACACAAATACCAAGACGCCTATCAAAATGCTTGTGAAAGGGCAGGAAAATATGTCATTTGTATGCATCGTCATGCGGTGTTTATTTCAGTATCAGGTTATGGATTTTCTGAAGAAGCTATGACTGCCAAATCAACCGCAACTGCAAAGTTTGCCGCCGTTGCAGAAAATGGTCATAAACGACTTGGATTAGAAAGAGGTGTAGGTTTTTCATTGAATCAAGATGAGAAAGAGTTTAAGGAAACTTTTCGTGATTGGTTTGAATATCTTATATCTAAGGAAACTGATTATTCATGAAACCATTATTCATGTGGGCTGGTGGTAA